ATTTGATGTTGCTAATCTTGCTGCGGCTTGATTTGTAATATGTGTTACTGTTCCACCATTTACATAGGTATCTCTAAAATTTGGGTCGATACCATAAGTGTGTTTATAATCACCAAGAGTAAAGGCCTCAGACACTCTCATTCTGCCAAAAGCATCAGCGGCACCATCAACAACAGTAGATGTTACTGTGCCGGTAATAGTAGCATTAACATTTGGCGTATTGGTCACTACAACATTTTGTGTTGCTGGGAAATTGATAACATTGACTTGAACAGTATTACCAATATTGATAGTACCATTTACTGTTTGTGTGGCTGGGAAGTTACCAATATTTACCGTACCATTTACTGTTTGTATGGATGGCAAATTGCCAATATTGACAGTGCCATTCGCGGTTACATTTCCAGTTACTATCACAAGATTCGTTACATTTACATTACCGCCAATCGGTAAATAATTGACAGTCAATAATCCACTTGTACCGACTTCTGTAATATGTGTGTGTACAGGATTTTCTGATGAACTTGCAACATTAACAGTATCTACGAAATTAACGTTTCCAGTAATTGTGATATTTTCCGAACCAAGAGTCACTGGCAAAGGATTTGAAGGCGAAACAATTTCACCATTGACGTTATTAGCCAACATCACCACTTCATATCGTTTAGATATGGCGGCATCTAAAGCACCAGTCTCAATCTTAAATTGTGCCATTTAGCAATTCCAACGGCGTAGAGCCTTGTTAATTGGGCTATCTGGATCTCGTGCATTTTCTGGATTCGTCAAACGCTTTTTCATGCCACCCATTCTGGAGCAAAAAGATTTACGGCGGGCTGCACGTTTACCAGTAGGATTCTTTTCTGTAACAGCAGTTTTTAACTTAGAACCCGGATTCTCGCGACGATATGCATTTACAGCCTTTTGTGAAAGACCATCAGTTTTATCTGCCTTGTTAACTTTTTGCCAATCTTCTTGAACTTCAATCTCTTCTTTCACACAAGAACCTGGAGAGTATGGCTTTTTACCTGGAACTGGTTTATATCCAGACCAGCATCTTTCTGCAATAAAGTCTTTATAGCGTTTCATAGGTAATTTCTCTTTTTAAATGTTGAAAGACTGATACCTTTCTTTTGTAACTCATCCGCTTTTTGGTCGCCTATGCTTGCGCCTGTTTCATCACCAGTCAATTCTTTAATAGGAGTTACTTTTCCTTTTTTATTAATCTTCTCGCCCATATCGCGACCAATACTCTCACCAGCACCAGCCATTGAAAGCCCAGGTTCTATGCCTTTGTCGATTTCGAAGATTTTCTGTTTGAAGTTTTCTTTGATCTTTGTGAGGGTGATCTTGGTTTTTTTACTGGTTTCGGCAATTCCGTTTTCACTTCCCGCTTCGGCTCTTCCTTCTTCACTGGTTCCGTGACTTGTGGGGCAACCGCAATGCTCGGTGATGGTAATTCTTCCTTCTTCTCTTCGACTTTGGTCGATGGTGTGGGTAGAATCAATATTTTGTCCTGTGCCGCTCTTATTGCTCCATCCAATGGATGTGGTTCCGTCGTATTCTTTGGCCGAAACAAATTCTTCAGAAAATTGAACATTTAAGCTCTCCTTTAATTTAACCATGTAACCTTTTTCTGCTTTGACCACTTCACCGTTGTTTCGATGTGCATCTTTCGCAGCAGCATTCCTGAGTATATAGATTCTTGGGCGACCATTTAAAGCGACATATACAGAACCGTTGTATTTTATTTTTTTAATTCCTGTATACTCTTCGCTGATTTTTCCTTTTCCGTAATTGGAGACATTGATAGGTTCTCCTTTTCTTTCTGGATTAGGATCATGCCTACGTTTTGCAGAAACAGCAGAAGCACGTTCTTTTTTACTTAGTTGTGCTCTTTTTTCATTTGACATACACTTTGGTTTAGCTTCGCCAGGTTCTCTAGCGCAAGGACCAATCGCTTCACCTTTGCTATTGATTCTTTTCCAACCACCTTCAGGATGTTTTGGATTGAACCAATTTCTCAAATCTTCGAAAACTGGAACTTTTTTACCTAGCGTTAGCGCATCGAACGCACTTGTATCCGAGAATTGATTTATCTCTTCTTCAACTTCTTTTTCACCATTACCTGTTAACATACCAAAAGCTTGCTTCAATTCTTCCGGTGTATCAGCAGTAACACTAATAGTTATAGCTTCAAATAATTGCTCAAATTCATTATCCAAGGATTCTTTCATCTTCAATGGCTGTGAAGAAGCACTCACGGGAATATTTGCTGCTTTCTTTTCCATTTTCTGTTGCTGCACATGAGTAGGATCTTGAACAAGTTTACCATGAACAGAATGATGTGTAACTTTTCCGTTTTTGCCATAACGACCATAACCGTAATATTGAAGACCTAACTTTCTAGCTTCATCAGCAGCGATATCTCCTTGAGGAGCAACCATCTCTGTGCCTTTTTTCGGAACACCTAAAGTGTCTTTCTTACCTAATTCACCAGCAATCCATTCTTTTGCTCTAGGATGTTCAGCAGACTTCTTGACGAATTCTTGAACACCCTTGAATATATCCAGCATTTCATCTTTTTTAGCTTTTACAATTTCAGGTGATGCTGTACGCAAATCTTCAGAATTATCAAACTCTCGATATTTGTCACCAAACAATTTAGCTAATTCTGGTCTTGCTGCTTGTACAGAATCCCACTTTTCTTTACGGAGGTCTTCCGGAACGGTTCTACCGCCCCGTTGACCACGCTCAATATTTCTCTGCTTTGATACTTCATCAGCAGTATTGACCATGACCATACCTGTTTCATATCCTAATTCTTCAAGCTCTTTCTTAATTCTTGCGATTTTCTTGGGATCATCACCTGTTCCATTAATAATCAGCCCGTTTCTACCAAGAAGGGCTAATCTTTGACGCAATTCAGTAACATCTTTTGCACGACCACGAACGATATTTCTAACTTCTTTCTCAGATTCTGGCATTCTTTTGTCCAGATTCTTTTTGTCCATCAAGAATTCAAGTGCTTTATCAGAGTTGATCTCTGTAAGACCATGCCCAGCCAAAGTATTATCAAGAACATAATCTTTACCCGAACCTGGACCACCAGCCAAGAACATAGCTTTGAAAATACCTTTGTCATGAACACCTTCAGACAAAATTAATTGAATCATATTTTCAAAGTTTTCTTTGATACCCATACCTTTTCTAACATCCATCATCATTTCTCTTGCCGTTTTATCTGAAACATTCGATGGAACACCTTGTTTAAATTTTGCAAAATCACTTTTACTAGCAGCTTCTCTCATTTTAGACGCAGACATACCTTCAACTCCTTCCGCATCAGGATCTCTTTCACCAGCAGAATGAACTTCTATCTTCGTAAAATTAAAATGCCCATGAGGACCTTTTACATTATTATAACGATTTAATAATTTTTCATACTCTCCAATTCTATCTGATCCGCCAACCATATGAAGTTCAGTAACACCTTTTTTGTATAAGGATGATGCATGAGCTAAAAAACTTGGTTGCTCAGATGAAGAAATAGCAAAATTCACACCAGGAAAGAAAGCTTTAATGTACTTTAGCTTTTCTTTAGGACTTAATGGATTTTTTTTGGGATCATGAGAGTGTGACAGAACGATTAAATGATCTGCGCCGTTCTGTTTTGCGATGGATTTGACTGTTTCCACAAGTTTTGCATGACCTGTGGTTGGAGGATTCATTCTTCCGAATGCAAAAACACACTTTTTTTGTGCTTTTTCAGCTAAAAAATCTTTAAATTTCATTTCCTGCCTCTACAGCAAGGGTTTATTATTTTATGTTTTATTTATAAAACTTTTCAAGTCATCAGAATCTCTTCTAGTATTAATAGCTTCAGCCCTGGGAAACGGATTAGCCTCATTATAATCATTTATGAGTAATCTTTTCGTATTCAAAAGACCCATTATTAATCCATAATTTCTAAATCCTAAAGTATCCAATATGTCGCGAGTTTCTTTTTCTATATTATATGATCTGGCTGTAACGAAAATTATTTGACTTCCTTTTTCTTGTTCCTTGAGTATGGCATCAACATTATTTTCTAGTGGTTGAGGTTTAGTATAATCAAACTTGGGTTGAGATTTCAAAATAGTTCCATCAATATCACAAAATATTACATTTTTATTATTATAATCGAACCAATCTTCAGCGGTTCCAACATCAATATAATCTCTAACAGCCTTTCTCATAAAAATTTCATTATTATTTAATAAGTGTGTGATCACATCTGAAACAAATATCTCTTTTGAATATTGCTTCACTTTTAGAAAGGCATCTTTATACGACTCAACACTCTGAAATTTATATGCTCCAACACAAAACGTATCAGATACAACATTTTTCTCTATGATATTTGTTATGATATCTTGTTCATTATAAATCACAAAACTCTTAGATGACAGTTTTTTTAAGACATTATGTTCTCGGATATTTGATGTACAAATATAGTTACCATCTGTTATATCATGATTAAAAAAACTATCACAATCTTTAATCAGGAATTCTCCTGTTATATTTCTGTTTTTCAATATTTGATATACAGTATCAGCAGGTCCAAGAGTAGGTTCTTCTAATACAACAATATCAACATTATCACCGAATTCATGTTTTATAAATTTTGTTGCTCTGTATGCATTCTCATGTTCTTTTAATATGCCAACAGTTATTTGATATTTACCATAAAATTGCTTTACGGCATTCATCAGCATCAGTTCGTGTTTATAATCATAAAGTAGATATTTCGGTCTCATGCCTGGAAATCTACTCGACATACCTGCTGCTGGAACAATAATATTCATTTCATTTCTTCCCACAATTTTTTTATTTGTTTCATTAAAAAGTTGTAATCTTTATCATTTTTTCGACAGTGCTCTAAAACCCGAAAAAGCATTAATATTATAAATCCATTATTATTCGAGATGGGAAATCTTGTTACTATTCTATTTTCCAAATCACCGAGTTTAACATCCAATTTCAAGTTATCATTCCGAAGAAACCATTTACAGTTTAAATCTTGTCGCAACTTCGCAATGTCAAAAACATATGAATCATACTCCGTCTGCACACAATCAATTAGAAAAAAATCATCTTCTGTTTTTAGTATATTTTCTAAAGTTAAATCGCCATGGTAAACTGAGGTTGGAAGCTTTAGAGGCATTTTTTCCAGAAGTTGTTCTACAGTAAAAGGCAAATCATATTTCACATCAAAATTTTTGATTTTTTTCAGAATTATTTCTGAATAATCTTTCTCTTTGGCACTCGTTGAAAATTCAGATAGAATTTTTTCGAGAAAATTAAAAATACTCTCTATGCCGTGTGACCTGAGATAATTTTTCATATCTAGTCCATGGATATACTCCATATCCAATATATTTTCAGCATGATAATATATCTTAGGAACAGGATAATTCAATTTTAGAAGTTCAGTCATTCTTTCACAATTTCTGTGAATATTGTTAATTTTTCTAACGAATAATCCTTGTTGATTTTTCATCAGAAAAACTTCACTTCCAGAATGACCAGAAAATTTCTTTACTTCTTTATCCATTCTTCATAATCTTCTCTAATCAAAGAATGTGGTGTTCCATTATGTGGACCAGGAGGAAAAGGATTATTCATATCTACATAAAAAAGATTTTCTCCCACTAAACCATGCAATTTTAATTGAGCACTCGTCATATCCTCACCGATCATTTGCACTCCTTGATTGTAAAATAAATCTCTGTTCCTATAAACAGTCATTCTTTTATCCATGTTTATAGAAGAGCTAAAAGCAAATTGATCGTTACCAAAGTCTCTTGTGGGTACCATTCTACAATGTGGCATATACATTTTAGAGGGATCTATTTTTTCGAATGGTATTCGCAAATTCAATGCATAATCAGTTCTACTTTTAATCACCCAATCATAAACAAAATTATTTTCTTGTTCATGTTCCTTTTTTAACCAACAAGATTTTTCCATGGAATAAAGTGCTGCAACGGTAAAACGAGCTGGCCATTTATGAGGATTTGGTGTATTTGTGTATATCTGATCAAAATTGTCTTTTAAGACTGGTTCTATCACATAAGAAATTGGATTATAAAGTTTGATAAGATCTTCAGACTCAGGAAATTCCCAGGTGTGTATAAAGACATCTACATCATAAAAAGATAACAAGTTCTTTTTATAATATTCATAGCCTTGTTTAAATGATCTAGCTTGTCCAGAAAAGCAAAGTGCTATTTTCATTTTGTGTACTCATCTCTCAAAATTAAAGTTGAAGCTAATGTTGATTTTGGAGGAGGATCTTTATGGTCAAAAACTGAATGATGTCTATGTGTTTTATTGGACAAAATCCACATTTCATCTTTAATTCTGTCCGAAAAAAAGTGAGGAAAATTATTTTCGCGTCTATAACTTTCCCACCAATTGCTATCTAGAGGTGAGGATAAAGTTTTTATGTAACTAGAATTTGCCCACCAATAATTTCCAGAAAAATGTGGAGAAGGCCATCGAGTGTAATTTGCACCCACGATATCTACATTTTTTTCACTTAAAATATCTAAACAATTGGCGTGATTCTCTAAAACAGACCAATCTAAAAATTTTCTCCAGTGAAAATAGTTGATTAGAACATCATATCCAAAATCGTTGTCATTTTTATCCAAGTGTCTTTTTAAGGAGGTTACTCCTTTGGCATGAAAATATAACACTTCGAAATCATCAGATGCTTCATTACAATCATTCCATATTTTCTGTAAGGTTGATGTTTCTGTTATGAAATTGCCCTTCTTAGAATTGAAATTTTTTAGTTCCTCATCTTTATTCGGTTTTTTGTACCATGTACATTGTACATTACAACGAAGTATTTTTTCTCGATAATTTTTTAAAATTGACAAAAAACAGTCCAGATCTTCTTCTTCACCTACTGCGGTAATATTAATTGTGTCTATTTTTTTATCTAAAGAACAATCTCGTATGGTTTTAAATTGATCTAAGAAAATGGAAATCCAGTGTTTATCATCTGTTAGATATATGTGGTAATAGGCTTGTATCATTTGTTTACTAATAATCTATTGAACGGTTTTTTACCATTTTTCAGAAAGACCACCATACTATCATGAAAACACACGCCCGTCAAATCGTTACATATTGACAATAATTTATGATCTATATTTCTTCTATCTGATGAATCGATATGCTGATAATTGATGAGATCAGAAATTCTTTTGGAGTATTCGATAAACGAATTTCTATCATAAAGTGATGAACCAAATGATCTATAGTAGCTAGTATGTGTATCTTCGCAAATTAATACACCATCTTTTTTGATATGAGGAAAAACTCTTTCGAATGTTACTATTTGCTGTTGCATTGTATGACCACCATCATCGATCAAAACATCAATTTCTGGATATTTCTGTAAAAAAGAGTTCCAAAATTCATGACTTTCTTGATCACCAATAACTATATCAATATTTTCATCATAAAAAGGCTTATGGTTCATAACTGCAGGATCTACGTCAATACCGATGATTTTAGCTTCTGGTCCTAGAAACTTTCTCCACATTTGTATGCTACCGCCAGACTGAACGCCGATTTCAACCAATGTTATGGGCTTATTGATGTATTTTGAACAATAATTTTCATATACATCGAAATAAGGATCCCATTTATCTGAGCCTAGAGTTAGTTCATTATGAAAAATTTCTCTAATTCTACTCATCATCAATTCTCCTCTATTTTTTGCTCAGGAAAATACTTAACAAAAATGTCTTTATTTTCTGGACGAAGTTTTTTAATTTTTGCTTTCATTTCTGTATGAAAGTTCCACGCCAATGGAATAAAACAAATCGATTGATTCTTATAGTTATCTAAAAGATCCATTCCACGAATCAAAACAGAACTTCCTGGTGTATAAAGTCCCTGCTTTAAAGGATTTTCATCTATGATAAAGTCTGGCGATTCATTACAAAAATTCAATAAAGTATTTCCTTTTGCTGGTGCACCTAATCCGATTACAGGAATTCCAGAACTTCGATACATTTTAATTTTATTTGCTACATATTCGGCAACAGAAATACATTTTTTAGCGTAATCATCATAGGTTTTTTCTGTATACAAGCCTTTTTTATGTTCCATAGAAATCAAGTTTTCTATGACTTTAGGTGCTTTTAAATTTTTAGATATGATAAAAATGTAGCTTGTTCCATGAACAGGCGATTTAACAACATCAATTAAATTTAAGCCAGCTCTTTTACATAGAGCATCAATAGATTTGACATTATAAAAAGATAAATGCTCATGATAAATTGTATCAAACTCTCCGTTCAAGATCATATCTGCTTGTGAGGTTGTCGCAAACATCAAACTATCTTTATGCATGACCTCACGAATATTTTGCAGCAATTTCAGTTGATCGAAATTGTGAGCAAAAGCGTTTTGACACACGATAACATCAAATTTCTGTTCAAATTCTTTTCCGGTAAAATAGCCACAAACAACTTTATGTCTTTGCGATGATGTTGGATAAAGATTTTCCGCTGGATCAACGCCGAAAGTTTCTGCGCCATGATTCTGAAAATAATTTAATTGACTACCATCATTACAACCAATATCTAGAACAGTTCTCGGCTTTGTTCCATATTTTTCAGCAGCAAATTGTGCAAACCAATCGAAATATTCTAATTGTGATTTCGCTGTGCCCGAAACATACAAATAATCTTTAAACATCAAATCAGGATTGACGCGATGTGTTAGTTGAACATGGTAGCAATGTTCACAGCGAACAATCGCTAAAGGATAAATCTCTTGTATTTCATCTTTGCTTTTTTTATAAGAATTTGCGAGAGGTTGATCCTTCAAATCCAACACAGGAATTAAAGTATCGTGCCCACATGCAATACAATTATCAATTGATTCTACATTAGCCATCTGTCATTCTCCAAATACCAATCACTCACTTGTTTAATTCTCTCAGAAAATGCTACCCTAGGTTCCCATCCAAGACTTCTCATTAATCCACCATCAAGTGCATATCTCAAATCGTGTCCAGGTCTGCTCGAATGGAAATCTACCATTTCATAAATCAATTCTTTTCCTTGTGCATCAGCAACAAGTTTAGCGAGGGTTAGATTGTCAACTTCTTCTTTACCAACGATATTGAATTTCGCACATTTCGCATGACCATAGTCCATGGAAGGAACTGGTTTATTTTTAACCAAAAATAGAAGTGCATCAGCTACATCGGCCGCATGAATATAGAATCGACTTCCAGCTTGTGTTCTAGTGTGATCTGCATGGATAAAGATTTTTTCACCTTTACGAACTCGATCAATACACAGAGGAATAAATTTCTCTGGTGTCTGCCTCTCACCGAAAACATTCATTGTATGAGTGATCATCATTGGAATTTTATATGTGTTTTCATATGCAACACATAGTTCTTCGGCGCCAGCTTTTGATGCGGAGTATGGATTTGTAGAATTGTATCGATCTCGCTCTTTATATGCAACACCTGGAGGTGCAACACCAAAAATTTCATCGGTGCTAAAGTATAAGAAAGTTTCTAGTTGATATGGAAGTTTTCTTGCAAACTCTAGAAGATGAGCGGTACCGATAGTGTTATCAAAAATGAATTCCATCGGATGAGTAATCGACCTATCTACATGTGAAGATGCAGCTAGATGCAAAATTACATCAATATTTCCGTGTTTATGAAGAAAGTTTTGTGTAATAGGATTAATCTCAGCTTTCAAATCATGAAAGACTACATTAACTCTCTTTTGCACTTCTTTATCATAACTTTCCAAAACTTCATGAAGCCGATTTAAATTACCAGAATAATCTAGTCGATCAATCGTGGTAATTTTCCAGTCTGTGACTCGAATCAAAAGATCAATAACATGATGTGCAATAAATCCTGCGCCACCTGTGATTAAAACATGCTTACTCATTGATATATTCTCCTGTGGGGGCGATTACTCCCTCAATTCCTATAGGTTCAACTGTTACCGTTTTATACATATGCAAATTTTTATAGTATGAATGTTCAACATCGATTCCATACTGCAAACAATCATTGAAAATCATTGGAAGCTTTGATTGAAAATAATCGAGAAGGCTTTCATCCATATGCCATAATCTCAATTTAAAAAGTTTATTTACACCAGATTTTTCTTGTGCTTCTTTTGACATCCATGAATCTACTTCATGTGCAAAAACAAAAGCGTTTTCATATTCATCTCGATTTAAAATGAAATTATCATTGAATTTATATCTACCAGATACTTTATAATATCTTTTTGTTCGTGACTTATTTTTTGAATATGAATCTAATGCGATGATGAAGCTTAATGTTTCAGCTATACTTCTTAGTCCAACACCAGAAAATTGCTTTACTTGAGGATTAGAACCTGTATACAAATATTCGACGTTCATGCTCTTCAACTCTTCAACATATTCTGATGATGGAACATCATAAGATCCATCAAACATAATTATGCGATTGTTTGGACAAACTTTATTTACAGATTTTATAGTTTCAATTGTCTGTTCGAATCTCTGCACATTATTGAATACAGAAAGCTGTTTTACATTCAAAGCCGAATTAATAAAAAAAACTCCATCAAGCATAATTTTCCTCAATAATTTTTCTCCATTCTGGTACTCTATCATATTGATGGACAATTGTAAAGATTTTTCCTGTTGATGTAGTAATTTTATCATCATTCATTTTAGGTTCAGCCTCAAGAAGAAAAGGTCTGAATTGTTCTATTTTAGATGGATCAGCCGTTGTGCCTAATTGTGCTGCCCATCCATCTTCAGAATTCATATACTTACAAGTTCGTGTATATGGTGACATTGAAATCATGAAATTGAAGGTGGATTGATCACAAATAGGAATTGGTCTATTGATTGCAGCAGTAAAAATACTAATAACCAAATCTTTCATCTGTTCTGCCCGACCTGCAAGAACACCAACATTATAAATGGTATTATTTTTATAATTCTCGTGAATATATGGACCAAAAGTTTCTAGTAAGTTTCGATTGCCCCAAGGCTCATCTTTATACTTCATACTCTCAGAAGCAAAAACTAAATCTTTATCTCCTAAGTTGTCTTCTAGCCATTCGATAGGATTTTTCTGAAAAATAACATCTTTAACATCAGTTGTGACTACATATCGATAATCATTTCTACATAGATGATCGTAAATATGGGCGAATCTTTCTACATGAACAGGAATTTTTCCTGGCGAATAAATTAAATTTCCTTGATCGTCTTGACCAAATCCAATAACTTTAAATCCAGATTCAATTACTTTTTTTGCAGATTCGTTGTCGCAGTTCATAAGGATGAGAAATTTATCACCCTCAAAACCAGATTTGTTGATGGAATTCACCCAATATTTCAGAGTGTCCCAATTGTAGTTATTTGCACATCCTATAATCAAGTCTTTCATAATATATCTCCTTCATTTTATATAGTATGACTATTGCCCTGGAGTATCCTTTTTATACTTGTTTACCAGGTGTTTTGTTCCCCACTGTCCAGCTCCAGCTACTGGAAGAATATCTGGATTAGGGGACTTCTTTTCTTCACTTACACTTTTATGTAGTTTCACTCCAGTGACTTTCTGAACTAGATTCCATGCTTCTTTGTGTCTTTTATTTTTTACATGATCATCGAAAGTTTTCTTTTGATTTTCATTGGCACTTCTTTTAAATTTAATTAGTTCCATAATGCCTATATTACCAGCATATGCAGCTTCATGTAAAACTTCAAATTGTTTGAAAGTGTACATTACTTACTCCAGTTTTTCTGTGCCGTGAAGTTTAAGTGACTGAATTCAAGCCTATCAACTAATTTTACCGCACTACCTTTTAATTTATCAACGGCAACAAAACCTTCTGGATTTGTAATTCGATAACCATCTTCCGTCTGCACGAAGGTGTTTGTTACTTGTTTTATTTGTTGAAGCTTTTTAATAATCATATTTTTAGCATCGACTAATAAATTTTGTAAATTGAAAATTGCAACCAAATCTGTTGTATTCGATCTATAAAATCTCATCAATTCATTCTTCTCAACCATTCTTTTTTCTTTAGTGTCTTTCTTTTTGGCCGCTAAAATTTCTTTATTTAATTTATCTTCGACCCACTTAATCAATTCAACGGTATGTTTTGTAGTGTCTGTTATTTTTTGGCCTGAACGGATCTTAGAGTTATTAAAAGTTTTAATTTGTGTCTGTATAATATCGGAAGAAGAAATTCTATTTAAAGTCATAGAATTTATTCTGGAGAAAATAGTTCCTGCTTGAGATAAAATTGATGTGATTTCTTTTGTTTCTTCTTTAGTAAATGTTACTGTTCCTGATGCATCAATAAAATATGCATCCCTAAACCAAACATCTTTTGTCTTTTTTAGATTATTAATATCAATATTGAATGATGCTTTCAAAGATTGAATAGTTTTACCTGTATAAGAAGTGTGAAAAACTATTCCCATTTTAGCCATTCTCATAGATGCAGCCAGTTTACTATCGGCCGGTACAGCATAAACAATGGTATTAGGCTGAAACACGAGATATTTTTCACCTCCAATTTCCTTTATCGCACCATCGAGATCATCCTCACCAAACATCATATCACCTTGAAGAATGCCTTCGATACCCAGTTTCGGTAGATATGTGAGAGCAGTCTTTAATTTTTTATTTAAACCCTCGCCAGGATGATTTCGATCAATATCTTCTTCTGTATAATTTAATTTGGCATCAACATTAAAAATGCCTTTAGTGGCAACAAAAAACTTTCCATTCTCTGGATTAATTCCAGAAAATACTGCTGGTGCACCGTCCCATTTCGTTGTGACATTCACTTTTGAATCGGAATTACCAGCTAACATATCTCGAAGAGAGCGTAGAAAATTAATCGCATCTCTAGCACCAGGAACACCTCGATTGAGAACTTCATCTTCGATATGCTCCAGATGAACGTTTTTTCCTTCTTTACTAGATTCGATTATAAATTCTTTGAAGTTCATTTGTTTACCTTTACAGTTGAAGTCCCACTTTGTCCCTAACTCTATCAAAAGCAGCCTTACTTCTAAATGTGTATACGTCATTCTTTACTGTATCTTTGGCTTCTACAGTGGCTTGCATTTTGAATTCTGGAACTCCATCTTTATTAATTCCCATTTTAACGATATTCAAATCTTGAAAACATTCACTCATTATCTCATCGAAATTAAAATCGCTTGAAGAAATGAATTTAATAAAGCCATAAACTAAATTTGTTGTTGTATAGTTAGCTTTACCCTCCTTCAATTTTTTCTTCTCAGATTCTGGAACTTTTGTCGAATCAATAATAAAACGATTTAGAAATTCCACATATGCAGCCGTATTCGATAGAGAGATGTTTCCTAATGGTTTATCTTTATTCGCTTCTATTTTTTTGCCATCGGATGCAAAATCAACACCACTAAACATAGTTCTAAGTTCTGATTGTGATATCTCAAAACCTCTAGCTTTATTCGAATCTCCTTTGATTAGATCACCAAAAGCGATAATAACACCTTCAAACATTCCATGAGTTGTTAGATTTTCAATAACTGTTAATTCTTTTTGATTTTTACGAAAGATGGGAGAATCTTTCATTCTCTGTATTCTCTCATAAATCAAACGAGGAGCAAATGTATTTGAACCGCCAGTCAAAGCTTTCGAACTGAAACCGTAATAATGTGCATTATGAACAAAAAAATCAAATATCTCATAGTTCGTTCTAACTGGAAACGTGATATGGTTTATCTGTCTATTTTTTAGAAATTTCATGGCAAAAAAAGGACCTAAAACTTCACCGAATTCAGTCGTGATTACCTTAGGATCAATTTCTTGTTTAGCATTCAAATAAAAATTCTTTAATTGTTGTGATTGAATTTTTCCTTCCATGAAATCTACCAGTCCGAACAAATACATCTTGACAGCAACAGAAACTTTTAGCTCTTCGATTTTACCCTTTACTATCTTCGAATAATCTTTGACGGGAAATATCCAGAATTTATCATTTTGCGTTCTTACTAATTGAGGAATATCAGATTTAGGATGATTTTTGAAAAAATCTGATGGTTGAAACATATAATTATCCCTAAATTATTGTAATTTATTGGATATTTATACTTTCACTCCCTTGAATTTAGAACTAAAATCCTGACGTTCTCTATTTCCAAATGTATTGATTGGCTTATCATCATCAATTCCCGAATCAATCAAGTCTTGTGCATTACTCTCTACATCATACAATCTCATCTTCGTTCTGTCAACACCAACGACGAACTTTTTGTTGATGCCAGGATCGTTGTATCGATTTTTCAACTGTTTAACCATTATCTGTCCAAGCTGCTGCAATTCTTCTGTGCTGATTAGAGCAAACATAAAGTCTGCCGTTGCAGGAAGACCAAAAGATTCACTAGTATCTTCTAGACCGACATCAGAATTACTATAACCGGATCTGGTTGTTTGTGTAGCTGAAACAATAGGAACAGCGAATTCAACTGCAAGTCCACGAAGTTCTTCAGCAATCGACTTAATGTAAGTGTATGAGTTTACACTGCTTCCCATCTTCAGTCTACTTGAACAACAAATATTCAAATAGTCAATAAAGATAATTTTTGGACGAAAGTTCTTTTTAAGTTGTAACTCATTCAACAATGATCGAAAATGCAATGCACTAGCTGATGCAGTTGGATATTCTTTAATGATAAGTTTACCATGGGTTTTGCTTTGAAGAGCAGAAAATCTTTTTGAATAGTCTTCTTTGGGAATTACATGCAAATCATTGATACTGATATTCAATAGGTTTGCATCGATTCTTTCTGCAATTTTTTCTTCAGCCATCTCCATTGTGATATAAAGAACATCATGGCCCTGAGAAATACACGATGCAGCAACATGACACATGAAAAGAGACTTACCAACACCAGTCCCAGCAAGAGCGATATTGAGTGTTTTGTTAGGTAGCCCACCTTTTGTAATCTTGTTGAAGTAATCCAAGTCGAAGGGAATTCTCTCTTCTTTCTGATGATAAAATTCAAAACGTTTTTCATAATCATTAATATAATCGTGACCAACATTGTTGTCAAAAGAAACTCCTAGAGCATCAGAAAGAATCTTAGGAATCTCACCTTTTGCTTTATTAGTTTTTTTATTGTCTAGAATGTTAACTGATTCCATAATCGCATTATACAATGCCCTATCTTGGCAAAACTTTTCAGTCTGTTCAGTTAACCACTGAGTTTCTGTAGGTTCATCTTTATGTTTATGGATTTCATTGACTAATTCTACACAACCTCTGACTTGTTCCTCAGTTAATGTTTTAGATTCTACGAAGTTGATGACCAATGCTTCTTTAGTTGGCATCTTCTTGTACTTTTCAATAAAATCTTTAACTTCCTTGAAAATATTTTTCTCTGTTGTATCAGAAAAATATTCTTGTTCGATAAAAGGCATTACCTTTCGAGTGTAATCTTCATTATAGATCAGATTTTTCAGAATAGAATGTTCGAGGCGATTCAAAATTACCTTCCATTAAAATGATTTCAGAGAGAATGTCACCTAGCATTGTAACACACTTTTCATCTTTTTCTAACTCATTTTTGGCATAATTAGCAGAATCTACTATCATATAACCAAATTTAAGTGTAGCCAGATAACCTTGTTCTTCTACGGCGGCATTCGTATAATAATATAAAACACCAGCATAAGGACCTTTTAGAATCCTTATGCCAGTCAAATCAGTATCGGGAAAATCGTGAAACTGGAAGTCCTCATCAAGCTTCAGTTTCTTCGGTTTCTTCCAAAATTGAAGTATTTCCCATAATATTTCCGTAAGCGATTTCATATTTTTTTCTCACAAATTCTTTAAATTCTGGATTTTTAAGAATATCTTTCCAAAACTCCTCTGTCTGTGTAGCATCAAAACGATATTTCTTATCTGAAATTTCACCCGTTTCTTTGTTCACTTTCGAGTACCAACCATTGCTTGGTTTGATTACAAAGTCACCCTCAAGGGCTACATCCAAGAGCCCGGAGTATTTCTGAATACCGCCTTCGAACGAAACAGCGATAGGAATTTTTGATTTTTCTTTGACATAACGAGATTTCTCCACATTAATAATAAAGTTATATCCAGTAATTTCAGTACCATCTTTTTCTTGTTGTCGACCAAGAATAAAGATATTGTCGGCTGAGTAATAAGAACCTGTTCCACCACCAACAATATCCTTTGGAAACATACCGATTTCTTTATAGGTATGATTAACTACAACCATGGGAATATCTTTGATGGTTAGATGAGGCGTTATCATTCGAAACAAACTTTTAACTTGTTTCGCTCTGCTCATATCTGCAACAGATTTTTGATCCAGTGCATCTTCAACTTCTTTCTTTGATGCAAGATTACCGATTGAATCGACAATAATCATTACCCTTTCACCACGCTCAATTGTTTCTAATTGCTTCATGATATCGAATTTCAATTGCTCAATATCGGTAATGGGTGTGTGAAGGACTCGCTCAGTGTTGATGCTGAATGTATTGAAGTAAGACTGAGGAGTACCAAACTCAGAATCGTAAAATAAAAGAACAGAATCTTCATATTTCTCCATATATGATTTAGCCATAAGAAGACTAAATGCTGATTTAAAATGTTTAGAAGGACCAGCCCACATAGTTAAACCTGGAGTAAGACCACCGTCCAGTCTACCACTCAATGCTACATTCACCATGGGAATTCCTGTAGGAATCATATCCTTTTCATTAAAGAATTTCGATTTTGAAAGAATCGATGCATCTTTAATTGTGGAATTCTTTTTAATTTTATCCAATAAACTCATAATATTTCCTTAGAAAAAGCTGTCTAATGAATTCGTTTTTTCTGCTGACCAACCAATACAATCTAGAATGATCTTAACTGGCTCAAGAAATGCCTTTTCAAATTGTAAATCATAATCAACATAATTGTCAAGATTAAATTCAGATGGCAATCTTGTCGGATAAGAAATCACGGTATCATCAATAGGATTAGGCTTCTTTAGATATGTGAACTTCAATTTTTCACCTTCTTGAATTTGAGGATACTTTTTAGTTAGTCCATTCTTATTCAATAGATGATTGTAGAGAAGTGCGCCTTTCACATGTATTGGTGTACCTTTAGTATATATTATCTTAGTATCTGAATATTTGTCGAGTCCATTAACTGATCGAGGAAAAGAAATTTCTTCTGGAGGTAATTCCACAAATTCTTTTTTAAAGTCCTCAATAAATTTTTGTACCGAAGTTTCATCAGATGTTACTGTCAATTTAATGACATCTTTCATTTTCTCACGAATAGCTGATGGAGTAGACGATTTAACCATTTCTAAACCCATAACTTTCATTTGAGGTTCGTTATATTGAACACCCTCATTATTATATACATTTAGAATGTATCGCTTCTTTGCTGTCCAAATACCTTTATCAGACAAACCCTCACGTTTCATTTGCATTTTTTGCGCGTATGCATGAACATACTGAGCAAGTTCAGAGTAACTATTATCAATGAACGGTTGAATTTTATCCTCGCAGACACGATCCATGAAGGAGATAATTTTCGAAGTCTCTTTCTGTCCAGTAAAAACTTTGTCAACAAGTTCACCAAGACGCAGATAAATCGAGTCTGTATCTGAAGCAATAACATAATCTACTCCATCCGTTTTCAATAATGAGTTCATATATTGATTTAGCTTGTTTTCAATCCATCGAATGGACAACTGACCCGCTGAAGTAACAGCGAGGGCTTGTCTTAAATCGTAGAATCGAAAATATTGTGAACCCATCGCTCCATATGCAGAGTTTAGTGAAACTTTTTTGGCTAATTGTAGATTATCATATCGAGAAATTCTATTTTTAATCTCTACTTTTTTACTTGAATCTTTTTCTTTTTCATACTCTTGCTTTGCTTGAAGCATCAACTTTTTGAATTTCTTTCGATCTTCATACATTTCTTCGAGCATCTTTGGCAAGAAACCTCGTTTATCTGTACGAAAGAATTGTCCATTCGGTGTTAGTGTAACACCATTCAAAGAATCAGTATTAATCTCTTTGTTTAGAAGTTTTTCAACATTGACACCGCGACTGATAATTCCAAACATTTCTTGATTATAGTCTTTAGGCTCAACCAAAGTTTCTGGTGAAATATTATATTGCATCATCAAATGTGGATACAGACTATTCAAATCGAATGATGCTACCCAATCGTGCATACCAATCTGTGGATCTTTTACATATGCACCTTCAAAGGGAGCATCTTTTTCACTAAATTCTCTAGGTGGAACAGCAATACCCTTTTCGATTAGATTATTATAAATTAGTGCATCCCACATTCTCGTTTGTGTGAAAATATCATCATAATTTGATTTTGTATCATATGCAAGAGTTAGTCCCAACTCAATAAGCTTTAATTTATTCTCAAGCTTCTCGATAAGCTCAACGTCTTTGATATTATACTCAATAAATTTTTGATAATTCAAACGATAAAGTTGATGGAGATTATCATATTCATCATATGACAATTTGCTTTCGCCCAGTTCAACATTAGCAATGTTATCTAAACGATAATTCTCCTGTGATTTGCCACCAGGAGCATACCATTTATAAAGCTCAATGTAATCTAAAGAGGAAATGCCATAAATTTCATATGCGGTTAGTTCTCGTCCTTTAATATGAGCAGTTCTCTCATTCACAAGATTCCAAGGTGAAAGCTTTTTCATCTCGTCTTCACCAAGGAGTTTCTCAAATCGATTGATTAGATAAGGAATATCAAAAAACTTTGTATTCCAACCTGTGATTACATCAGGATAATCTTCTACCCAATCTTTGAGAAAGCTTTTACATAAAGTCCATTCATCAACACATTTAATATAGGAAACGTTACTTTGTTGATTATGAAATTCTTGACAGCCATAGACTTTCATTTCTCCATTGAGTTTTTTGATTGAGATTGCTGTAATTGGCTCAGTTGCTTTGTATGGGTCAGGAAAGCCATTTTCCGACCCGACTTCGATGTCGATAACTGCAATGTTAATTTTCGACTGATCCCATTCGACCATTCCTTTGAACTCATCAGCAATAAAGGCGTATTCATATCGATTATTCCCATAAATTTTAAAATTATCTACTTCTTCATATCGTTTAATAAAATCTCTACACTCACGAATAGAGTCAAACTTGATTTCTTCAAGAGGTTGATCTTGAAGATTTTTCCAGAGATTGTTTTTCTTCGTTTCAGCAGGCAAAAACATTCTCGGCGTATAAGAAATTTTAAGTCTTACACGCCGAGAATTTTCAACACCTCGATACAAGATGTTGTTACCTACACAAAGTACATTTGTGTAAAATTTATTCATTAAAACTTGGGAATAGTCGATGCGATTTGAATGCCTGAACCAAACATCTTATTATATTCGTTGGTCAGTTCCGTCATAGGAGTATTCGTGCATAAAATATCTTGCACATGAAATGTAATTCCAGTATCAAATTCTTCACTGTATTCCAAAAAAGGAATAAATCCCATTGCTGGTCCATCTTTTGTCGGCTGTACAATAACCTGTACTGGTTTTTTTAAGATAACATAATCACCCTTTGTTGAAAGATCTCCGATCAAGGTTTGATTAGTTTTAAATGTAATTAGTTTAACGGTCATACTGGAATCCTTTCACTTTCATCAAAAACACCAAGAGTAAGCCAACGCTTAGGAAAAAGCATTTCCCTCGACTCAAAATCTTTTGGATCGAAATTGGGATCGTCCACAAGACCAATAAGTTCAATCAAATTATCGTATTCTCTACGATAAAAATCATATTTCTGTGCAGAAATAAGTTTATACTTCTTTACAAGATACTCACCAGCTTTATTGATATTATCCAATTTGAATACTACTCCATTGTTTTAGTTTAACAAATTTAGCACTTTTAGCAAGCAAAACATTATCATGTGAAACTATTTGTTTCTCAATCAAAAGTTCAAGCATAGCCAGAAGATCACCGACTTCTTCTTCTAAATGTTCACGATTGGTTTTCGGCTTACCTGGTTTGTAATTATCGATACCGAATCGTTCACATTTACTGACGGCTTGAATAACTTCTGCACATTCTTCTTGTACAATAAGAAGCAATTCTTTAATGTCACTCATTTTACTTGGATCCGACGAACTTGTCAAGACTTGGAGGTTGCCATCCTTCAGGTTTCATCACTTTGCCATCATTATTCTTCAAAACTTTACCAGTTTGAACATCGATCTTAGCCAAGTTACTACGAGCAACTTCATCCCATGCACCATAGACATCAAAACCTTTCATCTTACAATATCCAAGAATAACCCAAATCATATCCATACATGCATCGAGTTGTTCGACATCATCATCTTTTTTCAGTCCATCCTGAAATTCCCAAAACTCTTCTTTGATGAGATTTCGGTAAAGACTAATATTTTCAGGAGATGTTTTTTGATCACAAGCTTCGATAAACGTATGGACATCAGCATAAAAATCAGTTTCAATTTTTTTCAATATAATTACTCCATCTTTTTCAGAAATATCAAGTTTAGTTCCCTCAAACCATTTCATCTCTTCACAGAGTTCATCTGGCAATTGTAGAATAGCAGAACCGTCATCAAGAAGTTCAACGACTTCACCTGTATAAGTTTTAGCTTTCAATTGATACTCTCTTCCATTCATCATTTACTTTAACCCAAAGACGATTATCTTTACCAACAGACATTTCAACTTTGTTTTGGTACTCTACATTAGAATGAGAGATGAGAAAGCCGTTACCTTCTAGTGTAGAAGGTTCTCTCTTTTTAGGATTTCCTTGCAACATTAGTGTCGTTGGTGTTTCTGGTGCAAGGTGTGAAATGTCTTGCTTAGGCTGTTCAGGTGCAGGAATATATTTTGTTTCTTGATAGTGTTTCTCAACAATCATCTTGCCTGCTGCAACACCACCAACAATAGTTCCAAAGATTCCAGCCTTTCTCAAAAATCCTCTTCGTGTATTCATACTCATGTTTTGTTCACCTCAATATTACATTTTTTTAAAAATTCAATACCATCATCACTCCGATATGTATTACGATAATAAACAGATTTGATTCCGCTCTGGTATATAAGTTTAGCACAATCTAAACACGGAGAGTGGGTAATAAACATAGTAGCACCATCACCAGATTCGGTAGATTTAGCTAACTTAGCAATTGCATTCGTTTCAGCATGAAGCACCTCCGGTTTGGTTTTTAAAGTTGGACCATCTCCTTGCATATACGGCAAGGTCGGTATGATCACATCTTCACAATCATTGTCCCAACCAGAGGGCATTCCATTGTAACCAATAGAGATGATGCGATCATCTTTTACAACAATCGCACCAACATGAAGACGCCGAGCAGTTGAGAGTTCAGCAAAAGTCTCAGCGACCTTCATGTATGCATTAACAAACTTTTCTTTCACAGGACCTCAAACTCATCTTTACCAACACCACATTCTGGGCAAAGCCAGTCTTCAGGCAGTTCATTGAATGGAACATCACTGTGTTCTTCATGAACATAACCGCATACTACGCAAACATGTTCAGGTATCATAGAGCCTCCAATACTTTTTTGTATGCATTCGCGTGGCGTTCTTCAACTTTCTTTAGAGCGGCGAAACGTTTTTCTGCTTTTTCTAGGATCATTTTAAAGTGTTCAGCATGTTCACGCGATTCATTTGCTTGTTGTTTCGCTTCAAGCATAGCCTGTTCGTTACCTTC